CCTCAGTAATGCCATATACGGACTTCCTTAATGCATCCATCTCGAATAACTCACGTTGAGATACCCAGTAATTGCCATCAGCTGCGTTGTAATACTTGGCCTTCTTAGCCCATAGCACGGGCATCCAGCCGATAATCTGATATACCGGACTCTTATTACAGACAAGGATTGCTACATCGTTAAGGCGTGGGTAATCCTTATGGATAATTAAATGGCCGTTAATGTACTTAGTCCACTTAACCTCGAACCCTAGATTGCCTAACTGTATATCTGGTGCATCGTGGAAAGTGTTTACAGTAGGTATAAAGTTACGGATACCCATGTACTGCGCGACTGCGATCTCTGCGCCAGCGGCTTCACTATGCTCGGCTACGAACTCGTGAAAGTTTATCTTTGTGTTATATCGCCCAGCATGATCAGGTGTATTAGCCTTCTCGCCTGTACTACGGGCAAACCCACTAGCTGCTGCCTGTAACTCCTGCGATCGATCTAAGATTACCTGGACGATCTGCGCCATCTCGGTTATAGCCATATTGGTTTGCATTGATCGCCCCGTGTCTTACTGCTACAGGTATAGCCCCGGTATTTATTGCCTGTTTTCTCGCTTACGCCTTCTTTGTAAACCATGCGGCCATGCGAGCAAATAGGTGCAGGATCTACGATCTCGCTGCCTAGCTGCGCTTTGATGTCTGCAATAGTTTCAGCTGCAGGTCGCACACTTCCCACACCATCAACCTTTACTGCAGGTGTAGCAGTAGCCCATAGATCAACCTCTACTGCAGGCTGAGCCGCTAAGCGTTCTACCTTTTCCATGTCTTGGCGTGTAGGCCGTGCGTCACTTGGCATAAGTAACCCGATGGCTCGACCGATTGCGCTGGTGCTGCAATTCTCAATCCAGAAGTCCCTGTTTACGCCTCGATCTGATCTCTGCTCAAAGGCATAATCAATAGCTGCCGGTACTACATCCTCATGCTCACGGAATACGCAGGCTCTAATTACTACATAACCATCTTTCACGTTTAACTCAACGATCTCGGTAGTTATGCGCCCTGAAATGTGGGTTTCGCGGAATCGCTTAATGCGGCTATTAACATCCTCATAATTATTTAGATCAAAGGCCATCACTTGACCACACGATCACTAGCTACACGCATACCAGCTGCGCGGCCACGATTGTAGCCATCCTTTACGCCTTCTTTGTAACCGACTGACCAACCTACAATAAACCAAGCAATACTTACCATTATTACGAATACTGCTACTTTTTCTATATCCATTTACTTCGCCCTTGTTTGGGTTAAGCCGTGCTACACCGAATTAGGTAGCCCTGCCTAACGTGTAAATAAAGGGTAAAGCCTGGGTATGACAGTTGGCAATAACCGACACGCCCTAACGCTGTAGCAACATCTCGTAGATGCTATCCACCTTGGCCTCTATGCGATCTACTCGACCCCTTAAATTATGGCCGCCGTTATTGTCCATGCGTAATTCGCTTAGGTAATACTTAACTAGATGGCGAACCAGCCCAGCCGCAAACCCCATAAGAGTACATAGTCCTATGGCTATTGCTAATAGCGACTGGGCGGCCGTCATTACTTAACGCCGAAAGTTGGATCCGATGGGTTCATGGCTCGCAATAATGGGCCAAGAAGTCCAGCAATAAAAGCATTACCTAGTGTTTTCCAGTCGGTAATACCAGACATGTAAAGTGCAGCTGCGCAGCTAAATGCAGCGCGTAGGTATGACAGGCCAGCGGCCTTAGCTTGTTCTTTCATGGTCTTACTCCTAAATGCCCTTAGTTGACTTGTTTTAATACTGCAATCGTATGCGTACCCGATGCAGCAATACCATATAAGCCTTCGTGATCGCCTACCGGCACTTGCAGTTTATCGCCATTATCTAGTTTGTAGCCGTTAGATGTAGTTACGTTAGCATCGCCTAAATAGACAGCACCGCCGCCTAGATTATGTAGCAATACTGTCTGATCCATAATATTGGCAGCTACTAAAAGTGTGGCTGTTGTAGTTACTGTTACTTGTGCGCTAGTCGGCATAACTTAGTCCTAACTTTTCTATTAGTTTTGCGGCCTTTACGGGGTCGATCCCTACCTCAAAATGCATTTCATCCTTGCGTGTCCATGTACCGCCCCAATTTAGGCCGTACTTTCTACATAATGCCAGGATCATCGGTACTTTCTCAGCTGGGAACGTGCCAGCCTTGCCAAGCGGATGCTTAGTCGCGTTAAGGTCAATGGCTGTACCGCTACTGTGATTACTTAACTTGCCCGGTACGCCTCTAACATCTCGGTAGCAGTAGCCCCAATCGTCTAGCGCACCGCCATCGATCGGCTCGATTAATTCATTAAACGCCTCTGCAAAGGCAACCAATAAAGGCGCAGCAAAATAGGCGCAACGCAACTTTACCTTGCTGCCCTTAATTGGGTAAGACTTGATACGGATCGACTCAACATCCTTAGATGCTGGCCACCCGTTATAACTTATTGCCGTCATCTGGAACTATCCATTGGCATGTAGTTTCATTAAAGCCTGTAGCGTTCTCAGGTTTAGGTGCAATAAACGCATCTCGTACTGCATCATAGGTATCACCAATGCCTGCATAGTTTTTACGAATATTGCCGTGATAACTTGTACGCTTACAAGTCTGGCCTCTGAAATTGCCATACCAAGTTTCTGTGTCTAAACCTTCAATGGTTTCAGTTTCATCAATGCCTTTAATAACCTCTGTAACGATATTGTTATCATCTAAAAATGCGTAATATGCCATTATGCCCAGCTCACATTTCCAGTGCCAGCAGTAATCGTGGCGCGTTTGTAACCACCACTAGCTGCACTTTCTGTACCTGTTAATCCTGCCCCAATAGTAATTGCATATACATCTGGGTAACGAAGCACTACTACACCTGAACCGCCATTACCGCCTATACCGTTACCTGCACTTCCACCGCCACCGCCGCCACCTGTGTTAACAGTTCCAGCAGTACCAGCGGTTGTAGGTGCATAGCGACCACCAGCGCCACCACCACCAGCGCCACCAGAACCAGCAGGAGTTTCAAACGAGCCACCACCGCCGCCACCAGCATAAGTAACAGATGAACCAGTAATTGAATTGGCAGAACCAGCACCACCATTACCACTAGCTGTACCACTAGCACCTACTGCGCTTGCGCCACCACCGCCACCACCACGGCCTGAACCGCTGCCGCCGTCATTACCTAAACCGCCATTATTACCTTGACCAATTGGGCTGGCAGTACCGATTGCATTAGTAGGAGAAGCACCATTTGTACCACCAGCACCACCGCCTGACCCACCTGTACCACCCGTAAATCCGCTTGCGCCACCTGCAGATCCAAAGCCGCCGCCTGTTGATGTGATGCTTGAAAAAACTGAATTAGAACCATTAGCGCCATTTGCTCGTGGTGCGCTATTACCGCCAGCGCCACCAGCACCCAAAGTTACTGTGTAATTAGTTGAAATTGCCAAAGCTAAAGCTGAACCACCAATAGAAGTTTTATATCCACCCGCACCTGCACCGCCAGCAATATCTTGACCACCACCGCCACCACCTGCAACTACAAGATAATCAACAGATAGGGCTGGCTTACCAACTCCTATAAATCCTGCAACAATGGCGCCAATCATTACGCCACCGCGCCCATTACTGTCCAGGCATTAGTGCCCGTCTTAACGCACACGGCAGCTTTGTAACGGGCCAATACTGGTGATGCGCTTGTAGCACCTGCGCTAGTAATTGTTGTTGTACCGGGTGTTACCGCGTTAATGGTTGTAACGCCTGCGCCAATCTGTAGCACTGTTATAGCTGTGCCGTTTGGAAAAGCTAGCGTGGCATCGGTAGGTATAGAAAAAGTGTTAGCCGATGCGTTATTCATTGTAACTAGCACTTGGTATTGATCGGTCGATACTGCCGTGTAGGTAGCACCTGTTTGAGCATTAAGGGTAAATGCCACTAAGCCGTTAAACATATCGCTAGTTAGCACGTCACCCGTAACGCTTGGGAATCCTGTTGCCATTTATTTATCTCCTCTAGTATGAAAGTACATTTTGTCCTAAAACTCCGTAATTAGTATTCCCGATTATAAACCCATCTAACACAGCTTCAAGGGTAGTTAGCACAGTGCGCCACTTATTGGGTGTAACTGTATGGCCTACGCCAAATACTTGTAACGTTTTAGTTAAGGTAGATGCACCTGGTTGGTTAGTAGTGATAGTTACCGGGTCAAAGAAATCGAGATCAAGCGCAGCTAATATGCCATTGGCGTAGTTATCTGTGTATAGGTCTAGTTCGATTGCATCGCATCGCACGCTGGTTTCTGCACGGCTTGCAACGTATGCCCTTGCGTAATCGAGTGCAACGGCGTCCGTTTGCATCAATAGATTTTGCTGGTTATAAGTATGGGCAAAATACTTCTCGACACTAGCTGCGTTAATAGCAGTTTGAACTGTGCCACCTGTGCGGGTTACGTTAGCCTGGTTAAATACCAAAGTGTCATCTAATCGCCAGACTGCATTGGCATAGCCAATATCTGTGCCGTTATCGTTAAAGACTGTAGGCGTGCCGCCTATGCTGGCAGTAGTTACTGATCGATCCTGGAATACGAAAGATCCAGAGGCATCAACGTAGAACGCGCCGTACTCACTATTTGTAACAGTTTGTAATGCGGCTAAGGATGTACGAGCTGTGCCGGGGTCTGCCTGCATAGTGGTTAAACCCGCATCAATATCGCGCATAGAGGCTGGCCATGAAATCGTATTAAGGATCTGGTTAATTCTTGTACCGCTTAGATCGCCAGCAGTTGCCCCTGTAACTGTAGCGATCTGCGCATTTTGCGCTAGTCGCTGAGCATCTACGGCTTGGATAGTTGTGTAAACGACATCGTTAGCATTTAACGGGGTGCTAGTTGTGTAGCTAGTGATAAACCCTGAGAACATCGGATAGGTAATGCCAGCGGATGTAGCCGATATAGATACCTTACGCATAGGCGTTAAAAATCCAAAATATGGGCTGCTAGGGTTTTGCGGGTTAAAGTCGCCGTTCTGATCCACAATACGCAGGCTTAGCGTACCTGTCTGGAATTCATCTACCTGTGCGTTACGGCCGCGCTTAGTAGTAACGCTATCTACTACATCGCTTACATCCACGATAAGAGCTGCTGAGTCTGCCAGTACGTTAGTACCAAGTATGCCTTCACCAATAATAAAAGCCTGTGCAAACGATGCACCTGTAGAAAAGTTAATAACCGCGTTAATTACTGGGACTGTCATAGGATCGCCCCTGCAGGTGTACGGCCGTAACCAAATCGCTGGCTTGCTAAAACTGCATCGTTTACTACGTCAATAAACTCATCTTGCATAATTACTGAGCCATTGTTATTTACAATAATAGTAGGGGCTTGCATGCCGTAGCCAGAGGACGAGCCTGGTGTAGTGCCATAAGGATTAAACATTGAGGATGAACCTGTGACAATAGGCGCATTTGTTACCACATCTGTCATACCAGTAGCAGCATTAGCAGCTTCGACGATGGCAGCGACAATAGGCTCAGAGGCTAAAACCGATGCAACAGCAGCTTCAGCAGCAGCTACGGCCATATCTGCAGCAGCGGTCGCAGTATTAGCAATCTCGGATGCAGTCATATCAGGTGTGTAAATGCTAGTGCTGCCACCAGGTAGGCCATCACCTGTAGGCAAGGTAACTTTACCTCGACCAGTTAGCGAACCAGCTGCATCAAGCAAGGCTGGCATCTTGCCTAGGACTAAAGCAGCTGCATCTAAACTTGTTACCCAGGCTGCAAAAGGGTCTGTAGCGTTCCCAATAGCCAAAATGTCTGCAGCGATCTTGGCATTTTTTGCTTGAATTTCATCAAGTTTTTTAGATAATGCCTCGGCTTTATCTGCGTTGCCTTCCTCAATAGCCTGCATAAGTAACAGGCGTACTTTTTCTTCTTCGCTTATCTTTCCCTTTAGCGCAGCGGCTATCTGAATCTTTTGAATATCGAATACCGCAGCGGCTTTATCTAGTTTTGCTTTATTGGCAGCTGCATTTTTATCGGCTTTAATTTTACTAGCTGCTAATTTCTTTTGACTGGCTTCAAATTTTTGGGTGTCCATATTTGAGCCACCAGTCATGGCTACGTTACCCATGCCTTGGAAGCCTTTAATGCTTTTAACCAATTCGGCTAAACGTTGTGGGCTAAATCTGCCTAGCAGATCAGTAACGCCGCTAAATAAATAACCAAAAATGCCAGCACCCGGTATAGATTTAATTTGTTCTTTCAAATATACAACGGAATCAACGAAATTAGCCAAGGATGTAGCTGCGCCTTCAATATCGCCAGCAAGGGTAGCCATGCTGTCATCCTCGCCCAAGGATTGCAGCGCACCTATAAGGCTTGTACCAATAATCTCTTTAGCATTATTTGAGGCAATAGCCAGTTTGTCCATCGAGCCAGAGAACGAATCTGCAGATGTCTTAGCTGCCCCTGCAAAGGTAACGGCTAACTGATCTGTAATCTCTTTAAATGACTTAGTTTTAAGATCGGCTTTAGATA